GAAAAGTGCTGCTGCTCCAACGATAATATCGTTTGAACTACCACGTGTATATGCCATGTATTTCACCTCTTTTTTTTCTTTTAGATTAAAAGGGCTTGTTTCCTCACCTTAATTATACAACCCTTTTTTAAGCGTTTACTGACTCTATGATATCTTGCATTGGGTGATAATCGTAGTCAATGATTATTTTGTTACCCGCATAGGTTCGGGCTGTTCCAAAATCGACTATGTCTCGTGCCTCTTCTAGTTGGTAAATCTTAAAATTGTGGAAGTAGAATTTACAGGTCATTCCATCAAAGGTTTTGCCTCTTGTCCAAGCGTTTAGATCTTCTGCAGTTTCATCTCCACGGTCCATAAGCCTCAAAACTGCTTCTTGAATATTTATCATTCTGACTATCGATGAAACTCCACTGTTGTCTCCCATGGCATAAAAATAATATAGAACCTGCTCACACTTTATGTGAGGAAATGCTCCCCTACGCATTCTAAACATTCTGTCCCATACAACCATATTCCCTTCTGGAAACTGTTTTTGAAGAGTTTCTAAAGTTGATGGTCCTGTTGGGAAAAATGCTTCCATTGTATACCCAGTCATTAGACCAATCTTTTCTTGAAGGTACTTGTTAATCCACAATACAGGAGTGTTCATTGTTGATAATGATTCTGTCATTATGATGCCACCGAAGCATTAGCAACCCAACGATATCCTGTAGAGATACCAGTTGATCTTCCGCCACGCTTGCCCTTTCCTAAGTTTTTCTTGTACACTGATGGGTTCTCAAAGTACTGTCTAAGATTACCACTATTTAAAAATGCTTGAGTAAAGTATCTACCAAAGAACATATCAAATGCTTTTTCAAACTCACCCTGAGTGTTACCTCCTGGATTTTGAACAACAACTGGCTTCTTTGTATAAACTACTTGTCCGTCAACTTCAAACCTTAAAGCCTCTGCATTGCGTGGTCTTATTACGACAGGTGTTCCATTTTCCATAATGACAGCCTTGTCACGAAACGGCTCATTAGATCCTTCTTTAACTGAGTTAGATTGTTTAAAGTTTGATATAAAAGAAAGTCCTATATTACTAACTGTGTATTGTATGTCAAATAGTCTTGCTTCTGGGCTACCATTTTGATACCATTCGTATACGTGGTGTAGTGTATCTGGAGATACTCTGGCATTTGTATCAATAAACTGTGATGCTATTTCCGATACATCAATACCTAAGTTATTTAGGAAGTCCTTCTTGCCTTTCTGGATTCCTTCAGCAAAGCCAGTTGAGTAATCAATGATGTTTTTCATATCTCTGTTAAACTGTCTATTATTAAACTTAACTTTAATCATACGTCTACCGCCTGATTTTCTGATCTTCTAATAATAAGTTTGTAGTATTCTGTTGAACCAAACGGGCCAACAAATGGATCCTGTGTTGCAATTTCAAATATGGTAGACTTCCCTGATCGTGGGCCAGAGGTTTCTAAGTAGATCTCACTGCCATTTTGGTCTCTGATGTTTGTCACTATAACGTTTGTAATTGAGTTCTTTGCCTCAAGACTTGACATTCTTATGTCTGTCTTTACTCTGCCAATCAAGATCTTATCTTGCGTGATATTTACATTGGGAGTTAGTTCTTCTTTAAATGCTCCACCTGCTGAGGCAAAAGAACAAGCAATTGTTCTATCAAGAATCCAAGTTTTTTCTACGTTACCGTAAATTCCTTGCTCAACGACTGGATGATAAACATCTGCAAGCATTGGAAATGTAAAGTCTGGTGTTTCGCATATCATTAAATTATCCCTGGCTTGACAATATTTTTGACATATTTTTCAAGTATTTTGTCTACTAAAAAGTTTCCTGTTCCATTAAGCATTGATTTATCAAACTGGATTCTAAACTGATCTGTGTTATAGGCTGTGATATATCTCTTATAGTAATCAAGTTTGCCACACTTAAGGTCTTCAATTAAAAGTTTTGCTGCATACTCAATGTCAGCAGGTACTGTTATGTATCCATGATCTACAACGAATGTGTAGTCGTACCCTGACGGGAAAGAGATTCCTTCATATCCATAGTAGCCAAGATCTCCACTTGCCACTGGCAAGTTTTGTGCTGTTGATTCATATCTATTTAACTCAAGGACATCCTCACGAACTCTTTGTATAGCAGTCTTGTCTGGGGTTATTTCATACTTATAGTCTCCTAAGTCTGGAGTTGATCTATCATAAACTAAAACGTTGTTTTCATAAACCTTGAATACTCTATAAACTCTTTCCCATAAAGAAAAGTAGTCTGAACCATTTCCATTTCCAACAATTGTTATCTTTTTGTTATAAAATCCTTCTGGCACAAATGTATCTATCATAGATCTTGCTACTAATTCTAATGTTGTGTACTCAGCAATCTCTGATGCTGTTGTTCCTAATGTATTTGGATCTACATATGGTCTTATCAATTCATAAAACTCTTCATAGATCGCAGTCTCTGTCCCGTCAATAATTCTAAAAAGTTCTACTCTGTAATTATTGTCGTACCTACCAGGAAGAGAAATCTCTAAATTATTTCCTGTATCTGAACTCAAAAATTCTAAATCTTGTACTGAAAGATCCGCCATATCGGTAACTCTTGCATATATGTCTACATTGTTATACCCTGATGGGACAACAAAGTTTACTGCAATTGTTTCGTATGGCGGAACCCTCAATATCTCCATGAATTACTTACCGAATTCCTTGGCAACTTCTTCTGGTGTTGCTGGCTTTATATGAGAACGAGTAAGCCACTGTGTAGCAGCATCCTTTTCAACGATGTTGTAACCACGGTAAACTTTACCTACACCTGGCCATGTAACATTCTTTGTTGAAAATAGTGCCACAGTCTCTTTAACTTCTGCAGCCTTTGCTGACTTCTTTCTTTCAGGTGCCTTTGGTGCTGTTGTTGCTCCAATGACTCCTTCCGCTACTGATCCAAGTGCCTGAACTTCTTCAGGTGCTTGGTATGCAGGTGCTTCGACAACTGCCTGAACTTCTTCTACAACTGAATTTGCTGCTGCTGCATTTGCTGCTGCTATTGCTGCTTCGTGGGCTGCAAGTGATGCACGTTCTGCCTCTGCTGCTGCAGCATCAATTGCTGGATCTGGCTGATTGTAATTATTATTTTCCATTTTATTTCCTCCTTGTTAGTATTATATCATTATAAGTAATAAGGGGAGCAGGAGAACTAACTCCTACTCCCCCTAAAATGTACTGTTTACAGATTATGCATCTGATGCAGCGTCAGCGAATGCGATTGCATCCTGCTCTTCCCATTGAATACCAAAGCGAACGAATACTGTATATTCTACAGTGTCCTTCTTTGGACGGTATTCACGGTTTACAGTGATGTCACGCTGGAATCCCCATACACGGTTCTGTGGGAATGTCAAGTCGACATATCCTGCAGGGTAGTATGGAACTTCCTGTACGTCAATTCCGAGAACACGTGTTGTACGTGCTCCACCGAATGTCTGTGCTCCACCGTCAAGGTATGCCTGACGATTCATTGGAGTTCCGCCAGCCTGTGAAGCAAATGCTTCAGCAACTGCGTCTGCTAGGGTACCGTTGTTCTTAACGATTCCCTGGAATGCATCTGTACCAGCATAGAACTTCAAGTTAGACTTGATAGCACGATACTTACGTGGCATTGCAAGAATGATGTTCTGCATTACGTCTGTTGTCCAAGCATTATCTGCTACGGTTACAACTGATTCGTGTGCGTCTCCGTCAGTCTTAACACGATTTACGAAACCTTCCATGATTGAAAGGAATGCGTCTGATCCTGCACCTGTTCCGTTGATTGCAAGGTCTTCGATATCATTACCGAAAGCATTTGTCATCAAGCGTACAATGTGATCTTCTAGTGCTGCACCTTCGATGTTATCTTCTAGTGCTTCTGCAGATACTTCCCAGTCAAGACGAATCTTCTTTGTAGTCAATTCAACCTTTGAGAATGTTGCACCTGCGTTTGTGT